ACTTATACACCCATCTACATTTGAAATACCACACCCCTCTTTAGACACCTCTACATTCACTCTTACACTTACACTTAAATTTACTTTACTTTACTTTACTTTACTTTACTTTACTTTATACATTTAGCCACTTTTGAAAAAGTGGCGCAAAACGGCCCTTCGGGGAGAAATTCTAATGCTTTTTATAATATTTATTTATAGAAATAATATAAAATGAAAATAACAAGAAAATCAACAAAATCAACAAAATCAACAAAATCAACAAAATCAACAAAATCAACAAAAACAACAAGAAAAACAACAAGAAAATCAACAAAAACATTGAGAAACAAAGATAAAAAATACAAGGGCGGAAAATGGTCATTAAAATATAAACGAAGTATTGATTGTAAACATCCTCATGGATTCTCTCAAAAACAACATTGTAAATACGGGAGACACTAAAAATTGGGTTTGAAGACAATATTATTAAATGTATTTTTAATTTTTTTATTATGTTCTAGACATTCATTATTTTGTTTTTGTTTTTGTTTTTGTTTTCGTTGGCTGTTTTTTATAGATATTTCTATCAACTCTTTTTTAATGAAATCAGAATTATGTATTATTCTTTCATTGTCAATTTTCTCTCCCCTTCTCAATTGATTAATTACCTCTCTTCGTTTTTTAAAACAAAATTTACATAAACAACCATTATCCATATAATGGTTGCTTTGTATAAAATTATTGTAATATATATTTTCAATCGATAATTTTAAATAAAAATCATATTCTATTTTTGTATAAGGTATCATTAAATGATTATCTATTTTTCCAATCCATTTATTCAAATATACCTTTCTTTCATCTTCCTTATAGTAATATTTTAATAAAGACGATTCATCTAATAATGAATAATAGGAATAAGGTAATCGATATGTTTCTTTAAAAGTTGTATAAACCTCACCAATGGATTTATTTCTTGTTTCATAATCCTTAATAACTATTATTTCTGTCTTGAATATTTCAGAAAGAATATGTGACCATGAATCGATATCAATCATACGTAATTTAATATACTTTATACCATTTTCTTCTACGAATAAATATTTTTTTTGAAAATCAAATGTATCTGGTACAGTTATCTTATATTTTTCCATAAAATAATCATCATTTGCAATAAATGGATAAACAGAATTAAATCGGTCTATTATTTTTTGGATGGGATATTTTTTCAAATTTTCATCTGTATTATTAAAATGAAGTGATGATAAATGTTCAAAATATTCGGATATTTTTCTTTCAATTGGATTTCTGAAAACATCAATAACATAAATATTTTTTCCTAATTCTTTGTTGTAATAAATAATGTCCAAGACCGTTATTCCGTGAATATTCATATGAATAAGATTTCCTAACATTTTTTCATCATGAATATGAATAATATTAAACTTATGACATAAAAATAATCTCAAAGAAGAGACTAAAGATGTAGATGCTACTTTTGGTGGTGCATAAATGAAAATAATATTATTATTTACGTTTGGATTGTTTACATTTTTAAAAAGTTTCTCATTGATTTTTTTCAATAATTCATTTTTATTTTCTGTATCGATATTTACTTCCATTTTATTATAAAAAATATTAAAAATAATTATATTTATCCTATTTCTAAGATAAATATAGTTGGTTAAATTTATTATTGGTTTCATAAATATGGTTTATAGTATATAATACTTACCTTTATCTGTTTTAAAATATTTACTTTACTTCTTTATCTTTTTATCTTTTTATCTTTTTATCTTTTTATAATTATTTATGCTTCTAAGCAGATGCCTTTAGAGGTTTTCTTTTCCCTTTGGTAATTAACGACCAATCTTTATCATCGGATTCAGATTTTACATTGGTTCTTCTTGGTTTTAAAGGTTGAGAATCTTTGGTTAACCTTGGAGGAAGAGGTCCGGATGGTTCTTTGAATTCACCTTCGACAGATTTGTAATTGGTTCTTGCTAATTTCATTTCATAAATGGTTTCACACATTAATTTACCGCCTTTAATTCCAGTAACGTTGACCGCTTGGAATTCATGTTGGCCTCCTTGGGTTGTTGAAAGAACAAACTCTACATATTCACCTTGAACTAAATATTTATATTGTTGTTCATTGACACCAATACAACTATGGTGAACGAATATTTCTTTTCCTACTTCATCCCCATCAATTAAAGAAATAAACCCATAACCAGCCTTGTTATTAAACCATTTTACACATCCGATCATTTTTTCCGAGTTGGAAGCACTTATTACTGCATCGTTTGTTGACATAGTATTATAATATAAGGGGCGAATGTCTTTATATTGTTTTCGAGGGGAATTGTAATTATTTAGAGCCATAACTATTAAATACAGAAGCATTTGTAGCATACATTGCATTCACCTCACTTGATGTATAATTGTCATTCGGATTATCGTAAAAGTATTTACATAATGCACAATTTCCAACAATAGACATATTTTGATAATTGTATTTTGGGTCAATCTCATTTGTTGCTATAAATCTATTATTTGATGGGTCATAAGTAACCTTTCCATAATTATTGTTACTAGAATCATATAAAATAAAAATACCGCTTACATCTTGTGATTCTTCTAAAAGTGTTTGTATAAAAGTAAAACCACTAGAAGATGATGGGTAATAACCACCAGAGACTTTTACTGTATTTGACTGTCCTTCAATAGGTATATAATTAATTGCAGTTAGTGTTTCACCATAAGTTGTATTTGTAAGGTCTCCGAAAACACTTATAAATCCATTAAAATTACCACTTGGGTCAACATTTGTAGAAATCCTACATTCATAAAGAACATCACTTGTATGAGTAACTACATCTTGTGTATAAGAAAGATAATCATCCTTATTATAAGATGAGTCTTGTCCTGCAGTATAACCTTGACTGGTATAAGTATAAGTATTACTACTAGTATCTGTTAATAAAGCGTAAACAAGTCCTTCTGAATTCGCAGAAATATCAACGGTTAATGTATAAGACATTTTTATAATATAAAAAAAGATAATAAAAAATACGAAAGAAATGATTGATTTACAATAAATCCGGAAACATTTTCTTATATTCCTCGTAAAAGGGGCGTTGTTTGAAATGTAGTTTTCGAACGCAGTTTAACATTTCGATCAATATTGAGGGGATTTCTGGATCTTTGTCTAAAAGTTCCATTTTTTGTTTCATCATTTCTTCCCTCGACGTATTTGGTGGATAAGTCCAAGGCAAATTTCCCCTCAAGTATAAAAACAAAAGAGTATATACTAAACTCTCCAAGTCGTCTCTTCGACTAAGTTCTAAAAGTTGATGTGCATTCAAACTCGCAAAATTTGGGGTACCAATCATTGCACTCGTTTTTCGCATTTCGATATGTTCATTCGTATCTGGTTGAAGATACGTTTTACAAACGCCAAAATCAATGAGATAGATTTGATCCACGCCTTTCGTCGGGTGAAGTAGGAAATTGTCTGGTTTCAAGTCGCGATGAATCATTCCCTTGTCGTGAATTCCTTCTAAAATATCGATGATTTGAATTCCTATTTTGAAAATAGATGGGAGAGAAAGTTTTCCTTCATTTTTTATAATGTCTGTTAAAGAAGGTCCTAATAAATCAATGACCATATAATTCGCATTGGAATCCGTACCGAACCATCGTATACTCGGGATTCCTGGACATCCATTTAAATATTGATAGACGCGCGTTTCATTTTTCAATGATTTTTGTTCGCTAATATTGGGTTCTATTTTAATGGCAACTTTTTCTCTCGTGCGTATATTCGAACCTTGATAAATGGAACCAAAAGCACCATTTCCCAATTTTTGTTCCAATTGATATTTATTTGCAATCATACGTTTACGGTTTAGTTGGATACTCTAAATGAATATGGGAAATCGTTTTTAGATACTATTATCATTTGATTTCATTTTAAAATAAATTTATAAAATTGAAAACATTTTCTCTCTTTGAACATTGAACAAAGAGAGAAAAACAAAAGAAACAATGAAGGTCGAAGAAAAATACATTGAATGTCTGGATCGAAATGTCGTGTTTTATATCGGCAAAAATGCCAAAGATAATTTCAAAGTCATTGATATGGGAGAGCCAGATGATTTATGGTTTCATGTAAAGGGAGAAACCTCATGTCACGTCATTGCACTGATTTCACATATCCCGGATTTGGAAAAAGAGGAAATGAAAATCATTATTGAAGAGGGGTCTTTATTATGTAAAGAAAACACTTTCAAAGTGGCTTCTTTAAAAAATGTGGCGATTGATTACACTTTTTTGAAAAATATTAAAAAAACGAAAATTCTTGGTTCAGTGTTGACCCAGAATTTAAAAACCTTTGTTTGTTAAAGAAAGATTTATTTACTTTTTATTTTTAGAAAATTTCCAAGAAAGAGGATTTAAATAATGCCAAATACTTTTTTTTGATTCTTTTACTTCTTTTACTAGTTCTGGTTCCTTTGACAATTCCACTTCTTTTAAAGGTTCTGTTTCTTTTACTTGTTCTAATTCTAATTCTAAATTTGATTTTGTCTCTACGTCTTTTAAACATTCACATTCACTATTCGAATCACTTAAAGTTTCGATATCTGTTTTTTTTACAAAAGTTGGTTTTAAAGTTTCAACTAAACTTTCATTGTTTGTCTCTTCAATTTTAGAAATGGATTCAAATAAAGATTCATGTTGTTCATTCATCATTTCTTCAAAGTTGGATAGTTGTTCTTGATTTTTAGATTCCATTACTTATTTATAATTATTAAAAGAAAATAATTCTAAGTATATTTTCTATATTTTCTATATTTTCTATTTATTTTAGACATTCACACATTTCAAGTGCGTGGTAACTATTGTCTTTGCCACTCTCCCTATGGGAAGCCCAAAGGCGTGATATTATAAATGTTCAAGGGTGTAAATATGCAAAGGTGTAAACAAACAAAATTATTTACAAATAAAGGGATTGATTCGTAACTACATATTTAAGTGTCAAAGAAGGTATTTGTCTTAAATTACTCAAGAAATCGATATCTCCAATGAGTTCTGCAACTTTTTCCATTTCTGCTGAAATATTATTGATTTTCAACAAAGACTTGACAAATTCACCTAAAAATATTTCCTTTTCTTTCGCCATGGTTTGTAATAGGAATTTACAATCCTCTACATTTGCACAATCACACCATTTCTCAACATATCCAAGTAAATCATAATGACAATCATAATTGGTTCCAGTATCCAGCATCTTTTCACATTCAATCTTTTGATAATCTTGGTACATTTTATTTATTTCTGACAAAATCGTTTTTACCTTTTCATCTTCCGACAAAGGTTGAATTGAACGCAAATCTTCCGAAACGGTTATATTCGTAAAACAACTAAAGACGGCAACCAATTGTTTCGGTTGAAGGTTTCTTAACTCCCTATTCTGGATTCCTAATAATCTAGAAAAGGTCAAGCAATGAACTTCATGTAAATAAGTAGCGATTTTTCCTTGGATTGTCAAAGAGTAATTTGGTTCTTCTACTTCTCCTTCTAGTACTACTTTTTCACAAAGAGAAACAAATCCCTGTTTTTCCAGCAAATCCAAAATAACTTGAATGTTTTCACTCGTATCATTTTCAATATATTTTATTTGATTTAAAATGTTTTGCAATTCCGCGCATTTTTCATTATATTTGATCACCGTTAGTTGTTCTGTTAAAATAAAATTATAAAGGTCTTTGATTTTATCAATCACTCGATCAATTTCTTTACGTTTTTTATTTACTGACTTTTCACGATTTTTATTCAATTCAATAAATTCATTCAAAATTGGTAAGGGAGTTCTCAAGTTTTTCAAAGTAGAATCAAAATTATGTAATTCCGATTCAAGAACCGTTTTTTTCAAAACGAGTTCATTCAATTGATTATCGATTTTATTGGTAATCATACTTTTCCTTACAAAATTCAAAAAATCAGTATGTCCCGTATCCAGTAAATTCAAAAGAAGGGGATAAGAGACTTTGAATTTCGACACTAAGGTTTGCGGTTTTCCTTTCATCATATTTTTATAACTAATCGAATCAATGGTACGAAAGATATTATTCAAATGAATGACATGACCAATCGTATCCATTCCACGTCTTCCAGCACGTCCAGCCATTTGAGTGTATTCATGAGAATATAAAACACGTTCCGATTTCCCATCAAATTTGGTAACATCCGTAAAAATAACGGTTTTAGTAGGCATATTGATTCCGACGGCAAAAGTCTCCGTGCAAAAAACGATTTTTACAAATCCTTTCGCATAAAGCAGTTCTACCATTTCCCTCAAAATTGGCATGACTCCCGCATGATGAATGGCAATCCCCTTTTCTAAAAGTGCTACCATCGATTGATATTCCGGTAATTGTAAATATTCCTGATAATTCGGTAATTTACGAATGATTTGTTCACATTCTCGACGTACAATATAAGGCACTTTTGAATCAAATTCCAATAAATTCGTGGTTATTTCTTTGGCATAAGTCTCTAATAATTTTCGCGATAGAACAAAACATAATGCTGGAAGCATTTCCTTTTCTACCAAATATTTCAAGACTTGATTCAAGACAAAACCGCGTTTCATACGCACTTCCTTTTTATCAAATAATTCTATCGTCTTTTTCATTTGTAGATAATTCGGTTCATTGAAAATCCCCTTTTCATCTTGCAAGACAAAGGGTTTATTCGTCGCTTTTTTGATTTCTTCATGAATCGCCTTATCTTTAATCACTTTAAAAATGGCATTCGTAGAAGTAAGAAACGTGTAATGTACAAGTGGAACAACGCGTTCATGTGTAGTTGTTAAGTATACTTTCTTCTCTCTTTTCTCATCACGATTCTCACACCATAAAGCGAATTTTTCGGGTTGGTCCAAGGTGGCCGAAAGCATGACCATTTGAATATGAAAAGGTAACATCATCATCGTTTCTTCCCATACTTTACCTCGTTCCGCATCATTGATGTAATGTACTTCATCAAAAATGACACATGCTAATTCTTTATCAATATCCATGTCGAACATTAAAAGATTCGAAGGCGTTGGAGTTTCTGTAAAATCAACCGTTTTTCTACGATAAAGTGTATTTTGCAAAATCTCGGTTGTCATAATCAATACATCCGCTTCCGGATTAAATTTAATATCTCCCGTTAAAATCCCAAATGAAATATGCGGATATTTTTGTGTAAATTCATAGAATTTTTGATTGGATAATGCTTTAATGGGTGCGGTATAAATCACTTTTTTCCCTTTTCCAACAAAATATTCAATCGCGAATTCACCAGGTAATGTTTTGCCTGAACCAGTATGCGCGGTTACTAAAATATGGTCCCCCTCAACAATCGCTTCAATCGCATATTTTTGAAAACTACTCAAGGGAAAAGAATAATTTGTAAAATGGGCTTCATATTTTTCTTCTTGTTGATTTGGGTATTGATTCGGACATATTTTTACCATTTTTTCTTAATGTAATATCGTAAGAAATGTTTATATCGTTTGTCTATTTATACATTTGAAGAATTCACAAGTTACGAAATCCGCACCTTTAGTGCGGATTCATTCTTAAAGTATCACTGGTTTCACAAGTTATGAGATTTAAACCGATGAAGATTTGAAATGGGACACGCCTCTTTAGAGGCGTCTCCATTCAATTCTCCCTTCGGGATCGGTAACAGTTACCCTTAAATTTATAATGGGACAATTTATTTGTCCCATTATAAATCTTCAAGGGTGTTAAGACCGCCATTAAAAGGCGGTTTTAAATCTTCAACGGTGTTAATTATCCAACAAAAGTTGGATTCGAATTTTCTTCTTGAAACTCTCTTCATCGTCAAAGAGATAGATTTGAAAAAAACATTTGGTATATTCTTCCAACTTGTGAGAAGTTACTATTTTTGAAACGATTTTTAAATCCACTAAATAAACTTCATACGAATACAACTCCAAATCTTTCTCTTTCTCTCGTTCTTCTCGATGAAAAACATATCCTTCATATTTCTTTTCTAAAGTAGCAGGATGATTCGTGCATAGTTCCAACAAAGTACATTGATTTTGAACACGACGTATATTCTTCATTTGCTCGTTGACTTGGTCGAGGTTCATTAACCAATTTTTATAAAAAACGATTGCTTCCTTCGATAAAGAAATCATTCCCAGATTTTCCTGCAACTGAATCATATTCAATAAATCCACTAATCTTCGAATAGGACTCGTAATATGAATATAGGTATCTAATCCTAACGCATGATGAGAGAGAACTTCTGCTGTATTCTCTCCATTCACATATTTTCCGACAAAGAGTTCGTTGGGAATTGCGGGAATATTTTCTTGGGTAATGGGGGAAACTTTAGAAGAAATGGTGGAACGAAAAATGCCGGTTTTAAAAGGAAGGAATTGTTTGGAACATTCGTGATTCATCCACATCATGAGATATTCTACTACATCATGACTATCCTTGATTTTTGTGAGATATTGCGGTTTTTTTTCTTGACAAAGTTGATTCGTAATATCGAATAAAAGATGATAATTCAGATTTTTTAATAGAGATGGTTCTTCATACACGAAATTCTTATAAACTTTGATAAGTGTATTTTTAAAGGTTATTTCTTTTACGTTCAAGGTAGTTTGCATATCTTTTTCTTTTTCTTTTTCTTTTTCTACGAATTCAATCAAAATATCCATGGTAAACGCTACTCTAACAGTTTTCTCTCGTAAACTACAAAGATGATCACCTAACAATGACGGAATCATCGAACGTTTTTTATCGGGAAGATAAATGGTTGAAATACGTTCCCCAAACGATTGCCATAATTGAAGCGCATCTAATAAAATGGGAACATTGGAAATATAAATACTTAATCGAAAGTAGTTTGTATTAGTTTCTTGCGTTTGTGAAATCTTTTGGATACTAAACGCATCATCAAAATCGACACTTCCTTTTGGGTCAATCGTAAAAACAGTCGTATTCGACGTGCGGTCTTCCAAAGAATTCGGGTATTTTTCTTGAATGAATTTGAATAATTCTTTGTTTTCTTCCGTTATTTTTTTCACCGCTTTGGCAGTATCTTTATCAAAACGATTAATGGAGATATGTAGATTTTTACAATAAAGTTGATATTCGTAAAAATTCGATAATTCATTGACTGGACCAATCGTTTGTAAAAGAATACCATGAGGATGTTTATCTTCCCAATGGTCATACTTGAAAATAACATATAAATTAGGAAATAATTTGGAAAATCCCATGGTTTTCATTTCATAGGGGACTAAAAAAGATGGTAAAAAAGGATCATTCGGAATACATTTATATAACAATTTATCGTGTTTTTTCATTGACTGCGAGGAATTCTTTCTTCCATATGTTTTATTTCCGGCCAAGATAAGAATGCCTGCAAAAAATGATTTCTCTCGCATTGGTGATTTTATAATGATTGGTTCATCTTGATTTATTACACCTTCGCACATTTCAAGTGCGTGGTAACTGTTTCCTTTGCCAGTCATAACGGCCGACCTTGTCGGCGTTTTGAATGTGCAAAGGTGTAAAGTAAAAGTATCATGATGGAACAGTTTATGAAGGATGGGATCCATGATTTCAAGTCTTTTTTTGGAATCCTCGCAAGAAGTAATTTCATATTTTTCATATTTTCGATCAAATATTTGAATAGTGAATGTATTCATAAATAATCAAAATGGCTTATATATGAATTGTAAATAATCTTTATGTTTTTTATTTTTATTCCTTGTTTTTCTAATACCTTCTTTTTTTGGTTTTTGTAGTTAAACTTGTAGCAAAACGAAGACTCTTTTTCACCTTTTTTATTTTCGATAAATTTTGTTGCGAGGTAATATCTTTGGCTCGATATCTTTTTCTATCCTTGATTAAATCTGTATCTGGTACTTCATCTCGTTCTCGACGCTTGATTATTTTTTTTGTTTCTTCTTTCTCGACTTCGTATTGTTCTTCTTCCCTCTCATTTTCATCATCATTGTCATTTATTTGAAACCAAGAACTTAAATATTGAAACATATTTTACGACGTTTTATTGTATTATACAAATAATTTAATTTTCGGTTTTCACCTCAAAAACAGCGGATTCAACCAAATCTTCAATTTTCGTAGTATTCTCATTATTTATATCTTCTTCTTTTTCTTTAAATTCCGTTTTTTTCTCTGTTTGGTCTAATTCATGAACGGGTATTTTTTTACTCGTTTCTCTCTTGATATTCTGTAATTGAAGAGCATACATAAAAAAATAAGGTGAAATTGCTAAATTATTCATATATGTACGATATTTAAAACAACTAATCACCGAATCTTGATTGAATTTAATCGAATAAAACCAATAAGCGGGTATGTAAAGTATTTTTCCTGCGACTAAAGTAAATTCTAGACTCTTTATTTTATCAAAATCAGTACGGAAATCCGGTTGAATATTCCATACATTAAAAGGAGACGACCATTCAAAATTCTCATAATCATATTTTGGATATAAATATTTCTTACTTTTTGGAGGTATTAATTTAATTTGTGCGGTTCCTTCTGTAATTAAAAAATAATTACGATAATTAATTTCATACTTTAAAGGTGTCCAACTATCTTGAGAGCCCATCAAAATATCGTAAAAATAATTAGAAACCATGTATGGTCGTATAAATGCATCATTGTATTGTATATTTTTGATAATACCTGTTTCTTGAATAAAATCCATATTATTTTCAGTAAAATAAAAAGATTTTTTATCTTCTTCTAATAATTTCAAAGTGGTATGCAAAGGTAATGGTACATACAATTCTTCTTCACTTTGTTTTTTATTTTTATTTTTATTTTCTGTAGGACTCCTAATTTTCATATCAAAGGAAGAATAATTATTTTGAAGATAATTTTTATTCATGCATTCACTGATTGGTTGAGAATCAAATTCAAATAAAACCGGTTGTCTTAAATCACATATCTCTTCTAATTTTTCTTTGGAAGGATTATCTAATTCATACATTTCTAAATCATCACTTTGTTTTAAATGAAATTGAATATGTAAATATAAAAATAAAACGATACAAAAGATGAATAACGTAACTATGATTTTCATTATTTCTTTTTTAAAATGAAACTTAAATAAAAAACGTATTTTTTTTATTTAAGTAAAACGCGTCAAAAACTTATGCATTTTTTTCAGGTTCAACCGATTCAACCGTTTCTAGAGGTTCTACTTCTTTTACCTCTTCCACTGTTTCTACTTCTTTTATCTGTCCTTTTACCTCTTCATCAGAAGGATTTGTAATAATATTTATTTGATTTTGTAATAAATTATATTTTTCATCCATCATATCTTTTGTATTTTTTAAACCTTCTACCATTGTTATTACATTTTTTATTACACCCTTTAGATTGTCATCGAGCGTCTTTACATTCTCTTCACTACTATGAATGGTACTTTCAAATTTACTCAAAACATTACTTGTTTCGATACTATTTTTCTCATTTTTCATTGTCATAGTTAATACAATATCTTTTAAATCCTTCATCTCTTTATCATATTGTAAAAAGGTATTCTCATATTTCTCTATTTTTTGTGTTAAAGTATGGATCGTATCTTGTTGAGATTGAAATAGATTATGTAAGTTTTTTAAATCATTATCAAATTGTTCATGATTAATATTTGTATTATCAGAAGAAGAAGGAATACCCTCTTCCTGAACTTGTTGAACAAACTGTTCGACTCTTCCTAAACGTATGGTGACTAATGCAAAGGCATCTGAAATAGATACTTGACCTACCGGACCATTCACTCCTGCGGTTTTAACAGGAATGGTAGGTTCTTGGAATACCTGTCTTTGAACTGGTTTACCTGGTTGTCCTTGTCCAGAAGGAACAAATCTTACACTATTTGGTCCTTGTTGTCCTGGACCAGGTGCTTGTGAAATTTTTGGATTATAAGAAGGTTGTTGATTGGTTGGTACACTTGGACGAGGCGCATTATTTCCTGCACGTCGGTTAATTGCGGAAGAAATGGAACGACTCATTAAATATGTATTTTAATTATTTTGTTTTTAAATCTATTTAACGCATTTTCATTTCATCCTAAATAAAATAAATAAAAAATTGATTCTTTTATTCTTGTTTTCTAAAAAAATAAAAAAACAACTAAAGATAAAGAAATGAGAATTGTTCCTTTTGCTTTACTGATTAATCACGCCTTACGTTATGTCATTGATAAAACCTCCCAATTTCAGATTGACGAATCCCATGGTTTGAAACATAGTTTAGAAGTTTTTCATTATGCCAAAGATATTTATGATTACCAAGTTGTCCAATATCCCTTTTTAGAAAATCAAAAAGAAATTATCTTTGTATCTGCCATTTTACACGATATGTGTGACAAAAAATATATGAACCAAAAGAATGGCGTATCCATGATTAAACAACATATGAACGGTTATTTAGATGAAGTTCAATTAAATATGGTCGACGAAATTATATCTACCATGTCTTATTCTACCGTGAAAAAATACGGATATCCTGACTTAGATAAATACCAAATGGCTTATCATATTGTCAGAGAAGCCGATCTTCTTTCTGCCTATGATTTAGACCGTTGTCTTATTTATTCCATGATTAATGAAAAACTAGATTATGAAAATGCGTTAAAACGAGTTATTGATGTTACGAAAAACCGTATGTTAAAATATCGAAGCGATGGATTATTTGTTACCAATTATTCAAAAGCAATGTCTCTTAGTCTTCATAAAAAAGCATTGACTCGACTTAAAACCTTTGAAGACATGGTTGAAAAATTATATTAGTAGTTACACTTGTATTAATTCTTTCATCAATGGATAAATCGAAGAAATAATTTCTGCACATGCAATCGCTACCTCCCGATGTTCTTTTTGTGTTCCATTCCCAGTTCTTAATTTTATATAATGTACCCATGAACGTAAGGTTCCATTCATATACATTCTAGATACGGTCATTCCTTCTGGTAAAACTGCACGGGCCTGTTCTTTTGCAATTCCATTGTGTAAAGCCCAGTCATAAGATTCTTTTACCATTTCTTGTACTTCTTTTTGTTTTTTTTCCCATTCAGTTTCTAATTCGACATCTTCCGTTTCAATACTATTTTGTCGATTCTTTGTATCTTGTAATCTTGCTTCTCTAGATTCAAACCCTAAATCCGCCACGGCATAACGTTGTGAAAATTCTTGAAAAGAAAAAGATCGGTGTCTTAAAATCTGTCTTGCAATATCTCTCGTCGTCTCTATTTCCAAACATATACTTACCATTTCCAAAGGAGACCAATGTTCATTTTTCATGAGATATTGGATTAATTTTTCATTGGTTTCGGTATTTATTTGATTCGCAGGATTCGAGACACGAGCGCAATAGGCAACTAAATCTTGAAGCGACAATTCGGTAGAAACGGGTTGTGAATAACTGATTAATTTTACTTTCATTTTTAATTCTGAATAATTATAAAATGAAATCTTTATATTTTAATTTCTTTTTTTATTCAATCATTTCCATACCAGAATGTTCTAGTAAGTAACGTTTGGAACAAGATTCTACCAAAAGTCCATTGGCATAAATTCCATAATTTCCATAATAATCATCATTTTCTAAAGCCAAATGATAAATGGTATAAGTACCTGGAACTTCGTATACAGACGCTTTTTCATCTAAAAAGGTCATTAATCTTATTTTGTCATCGGTCATAAAAATACGCCCAAAATCTTCCATGGTTTTCTCTCCTTGTTCTTGAGTTAACAAGTCTACCAAGATAGAATGACAACCGGTCATGATAAGAGGTTCAAAGATATCTGAATAATTCTCTTTTCCGCATTCATAAAGTTGGTTTTTTACACGTTCCTTGGACGCAGGATGAAATATTTCTCTCTTTCCTATCATATCTATTGCTTTATATCCGTGTTTAAAACTCTTTATTAAATCCCCTTTTCGTAAATTTTCAATCGGTATATATTCTTCTGCTAGATTTTTGTTTAGAGAGAGAATTTTTACTCCTTCTTTGAAACAAGGTAAGGTTGAAGGAGGTCCTGAAATTGGACTAGTAATAATTGTATATGGAGGAACAATTAAACCACCAGTTGCACTAGTGAATAATGATAAAATATTACCTCCAAAATAAATGTTAAAATGATTTTGTCCAATAGAAAAAAAAGTTTGCAAAGCGGTTGAATAAAAATTTGTTCCAGGATCAGTAAATGGATATTTATTATCAGCCCTAAGATAACTTGCTGCATCATTAGTAGGCAATAACACATCCATATAACCACTACTTGTAGGCAATGATAAATCATAAAATCCTTGTATTAAACTTGTACTATTATTTACACTAAAATATCCATTAAAAATTGCCCCCCCCCCCCACTTTGTGGGGAAATAACAATCGAATACCACGAAATTGACATTTTATATTATAAATATTATAAATATTATATTTATTTTAATTTCTTTTTATAAATCATATGGAAAGTTTAAACGAAGATTCAAAATCAAAAAGTTTTATTAAACACGTTTTTAATTTCGACGACGAATCAAAAAGCGAAATGTTAAATATTATTCAATATGCACTTTTAGCCATTCTTCCAATTATTGTCTTAAATAAATCAATGCAACGATTTGTCCCTGAAGCGGAAGATAACAAAGGTAGTTTAGAAATAAGTGCCGAAATTATTGTCCAAGTCATTGTTATTTTTATCGGTCTTCTTTTCATTCATCGTGTCATTACTTATGTACCCACTTATAGTGGAGTCAATTACCCTGATTTTAGTGTTATTTTTATTATTTTAGCGGTTTTAATGATTACCATGAGTCTACAAACCAAATTGGGAGAGAAGGTCAGTATTTTAGTCGAAAGATTGAATGATTTATGGGAAGGCAATAATAACAGTGATAAGAAAAAGAAAAAAGGCAATAAAAATGGTGTCCGTGTTTCTCAACCCATTTCCAGTCAAATGGGAACCTCTTCTTATGCAGTAAACCAAACTGCAACAAATTCCATTCTACCAACTTATACAGATGGAACCTCTCTTTCTCAACTCCCAACCAATTATAGTCAACCTCAAATAGCGCCTGAACAATCACCTAATTTCGATAATATGTATCGAAGAGATACTACTCCTTTAATTGGTGCAGCAACTCCTGGAATGAATGAAAGTTTTGAACCCATGGCAGCAAATGATGCTCTTGGTGGAGGAGCATTTGGTTCCTGGTAAGGGAACCTAGGTTCCCTTATGATCCCTCCTCTTCCGGGTAATTAATATCTTTTTTGTTCCCTCCTCTTCCAGGTAATTCATTTCCCTCCTCTTCCGGGTAATTCATTTCCCTCGTCTTCAAGGTAATTCATTTCCATCCTCTTCCGGATAATTAATATCCTTATTAAAATAAATATAAATATAAAAATTACCTTATATTTATATACAATACAACTGGATGGATGTCAACAAATTATTAAATGCATTAGACAATGTAAAAAATGAAAAGATAATGAATTATACCAGCAAAAAAATAAAACAATTGAATCTTAATATATTAAAAGAATTACATTTATCTCCAAAGGTCACCAATGAATATTTAAATAAATTACGTGAATACGTCTATGTAGATGAACTTAAAGATTTACGCGAAGGAACCTTTATTCGTTGGATTTGTTTAATCAATCCCGAATATTTGGAATTATCGCGCGGCGCCATTTTTTGTGAAACAAAAATAACCGATACAGGGGTTCAATTAGTATGTAAAAACCATTACCATCGCCATTTTCAATTCAAAATGGACGAATGTATTGTTTTCCGCAAACTTATCCATCAAGAATTGATTCTCATTGATGCATTGGATATCTTAGAAAAATAACTGATTTCGATTTTATAGTTTTTTATTTTTTCTGGTTTTATTCATTTTATTGCCAACCCCCGATCGTTTATATGATTTTTTTAACCGATTGTTTGATGGGGTCGATTGTTCAAAAAATTCCTCCAAATGAATCAATATTTGTTTACTGACAATTTTATCAATATTCGTTTCTTCCGCCGTTTTTGGAAGAACCAAATAATCATATGGTTTAAAGATACGATTCATTTTCATTTCAAATTCTTCTCTCGAATCTTTTTTCAACATATTTTGAATCAAATAATTTTTCGAATTCCATAAACGTTGAATCATTTCCCAAAAATCCAAGTCATGAATATAAGGTTTCACATTAATATAGTAAATATGTTCATGTGTCATTTCTGGATAATACGTATCATCTAAAAAACAAATCTCACTATTCGGCGGTATTTTTGTGCATCTTACAAGGTCGTGAAATGATTTATCGTGACTTGTACGTCCGATCTCAACTACTTCGCCATTTATTTTAAACGCATGTATAATTTGATCAAATAATTCAAAATTCAATTTATGTTCAAAATAAGAAATCAATTGTTTACACCACTGTTTAGGACCCTGATTATTTGTATAAATCAACATTTTATGACAACATTTTGACTTTTTCTTATACATTAAATATTTCAAAAGGGTCATAATATTGGGTCTCAAGAATTCTGGATATAAATCTAACAGTTGATTAAAATCTTCTTGGGTGAATGAATATTTGATTCTTTCATTGGTAAAATATTGTTGTAAACAATTCCAGAAGACACTAAATTCCACAAAATACCCTAGTGTTTCATCTAAATCAAAGACAACAATTTTCATAAATTCACAAGATTTCGATTCGTAAATATACTATCTTCCGATAATATTTTCTCAAAAAAAAATGAGTTGTCTGGATTTATAAATATTTTATCTTATCTAATATTAATAATCCTATTATTATTCTTATTATTATATCCTCATGAGAAATGACAAAAAAGAACTTACTATTCAGGATTACAAAGATATACTCAATTTCTATCATTTACCAAACCAAGGTTCCTTTAAAAAATTAAAACTTCAAGCAGAAAACATATTATCAAATAAATTATGCCGTTGTATTAAAAAAGTCGGTTCTTTAGACATTCGTAAAGACGAATCCAAAGCGATAGGCATATGTAGCAGGACCATTTTAGGTAAAAAGGGCTTTACACGAGGTAAATTCAAATGCAAAGGAAAAAGGATTCTTACTTTGAAAAAACGCAGTAAATAGTTGGTGCCTTTTTTTCAGTTATTTTTGCATCACCAAATAAATATACATACAATTAACACAGACCCATATAGTTTGCATCTTTACACATTTTACAAATTTTCAATGTGTAAGAATATCATTTTATTATTATTTACTGTGTATAAATAATGCTTTATGAAACAATAGATATCGATAATGAACCAATAACAGGGACTTTACTTTATAATGTAAACAACTCTTTCTTATATTATAATGTCTATTTAGATCTGATTAACGATTACTATCAGAATATAGTAAAAATAATAAAAAATATATTGCATAAAAATAAAGAGTTAAGGGTTAATATAACGTTATGTAATAATTATAATTTTAATAATAATAATAAAACACTAATCATAAAAATAAATTATGAACACACATTAGTAAGAAGCGGTGATAGTGGTATTCTAAAAGATACACCTTTTGGTAATATTAATTACAACTCTGTTGAAAAGTATTTAGTAAGAATAGTTGATTATGAAGATTTACACCCTTGAAGATTTAAAACCGCACCCTTTATATTATTTTTTATATTTTTCTATAAATAATATAGATGACTAAACATAAGACAGAAGATTATAAAATTTCTGCGGTTAAATATTACTTAAATAATGATAAAGGAGATGGATATAAGAAAACTTGTAAAATCTTTGATTGTAAAAAATCTACTTTACGAGATTGGATTAAAAGATACAATAGTTCTAAAAATCTCACAAGAAGAAACAGAAAACCTATTTCTTACAAAATTACCAAACCACAAGTGAAAACTGCGTTGGAATTATTGAAGAACAACGAACAATTGACTATGAATGAATTAGCGTTTGATATGAAACAAAAATACCCTACATTTGATATTACACCTCAACATTTAGGACATGTTATTAGAGATAATAACCAATCAAGAAAAAGAACAAGACACGAGCATTTCCCAAAAGAAAGATACAAGAAACCAATTGATAAACAAAGTGAAATGAATTCATTTTATCAAAAAATAAAAAACTATCCATTAAATAAAATTATTTGTTTAGATGAAACAAGTGTCGGTTCTGCGTTGCATCCTACTTATAGTCGTTGTTATTTGGGAAGAAGATGTAGAATAAAAACCAGTAATCAATTTGTTTTTCGTAAATTTACATTATTAGTAGCAATAAGTAATTCAAAAATAGTAGGAAAGGAAATGTATGAAAAAGGTGGAATGACTGCTGAACGCTTTTTGGAATTTTTACAAAAACATATTTTTCCAAATTATAAAGGATATTTGATAGTATTGGATAATGCGAAAAGTCATAATAACGAATTGATTAAAAATGCGATTACTAAAAGTGGTAATGAATATTTATTTGCGATACCTTATACACCTAAAACAAACAATCCAATAGAGGCATACTTTAACCAAATAAAAACATACATGAAAAAGAATAGAAATGTTGAAAATTACGAACAATTAGAAAAGAATGTAGAAAATGCAATTGAAAAAGTAAAACCTGAAAATTATAAAAACTATTTTCAACACGCATACGGATTAAATGAAAAAATAGAATTTATAAGGAAACCATCTACAAGAAAAAGGAAATTAAAAATATACTTAAATAAATAAATATTAATTAAAAATATGAATTACGAAATAAATATTAATAATAAAATTGAATTAAAAATATTCTTAAATAATTAGTTTATATATAAATGGAAACAATTAAAATAGGATTTACTGGTAATCGTAAAGGATTAACACCAATTCAAGAAGAAGAAATCATATTAATATTAGATAAATATGATAATATTATTGTTTCACATGGAGATTGTATTGGTTCAGATACAGATTTTCATAATTTATGTATGAATTATAAAAATACACATAAAAATAAAGATATTACAATTTGTATATTTCCACCAAATAATCCAATATCAAGAGCATTTAATAAAGGAGATTTACTAATGAAAGAAGAACCTTATTTAAAAAGAAATTTAAACATCATAAAAAATTGTTCTATATTAATTGCATGTCCAATAGATAAAAATAGAGAAGATTTACGTTCAGGGACTTGGTCTACAATTCGTAAGGCAATGAAACATAATTTATTAATATATTTATTATAGAATAGAAAAATTTATAAATAATATACTTAAAATTTATTTGTGTATTTTAAGTATATTTAAGATGCCTATGCGATTGAAAAGTGATTTATATAAAAAAGAACAGGAAGAAGTTATAGAAAAAATTATATCCATATTAGATTTAACAAATAAAAATACATATACACTTTATGAATTAGATAAGAATGAAGAAATACAAAATAAAATCATGGAATTAATACCTGAAATAAGAAAATGGTTTTCGTTTAATGGATTAAAGGCAGTTGGCGAACCAAGTAAAATAAAAAGACCTTGGTTAAGTATTATAAAAAATTTATTAAAATCAAAATATAATATTGAAAGTAAAGATTTTCAATTTACAGAAAACGGAAAATATATTAGAACACATATTTATAGTTTTACATCACTTTTATATTAACTGAACGGAATAAACAAATCTATTTTATTGTATGCTAAAGTATCATAATGTATTTTAATAGTTTCATAATTGTCTATAACCCATCTTCTAAATTTATTTATAGTTATTTTTTTATCTTCTTTAACAAAATTAAATACTACTTCATAAATATCATTTATTTCTAGTGTTTCACATTCTAAATCATTAAAACCTTTCGACCAACAGAATGGAGAGTAATATAAATAATAAGCACATTTTTTTATATCTTTGCTAACATTTATATAAGGTCTTAACGATATTTCTACATCTAAATTAACTACAGCATCTTCAAATACTTTGCTAATTTTTGTTAAATGCGTCCATTCTTCTATTTCAAATATAGATAAATCTAATATATTATCATTATCACCGTTGATTGTTAGAACATAAATATATTCTTTATTTTTAAGATATACAATTTCATATTCTAAATTCATTATAATATATTTATATCAAAATATATCTTTAAATATATTATTATACGAAATACCAGAAAAGTATGTATCCAAGCAGAATTATTTATATATTATTTTAATGTATGCGTCTTTTTGTCCGTTTTTTACTTGGTTCAAATAGTAATTTATTTTGTTTTTAAAATCTTCGTATGTCAAATCTTCACTATAAATATATCTTCTATCACCTACTCCATCATCAACCTCCCAAAATACATTTGCTCTATTATCCCAACTTTTTTTTAATTCTTCCTCACTTGTTATTAAACCATTTCCTCCTTTCATTTGTTTTTTATATCTTCGTGTTGTTTTATTTTTACGAGTTCTACGAGATTTATTATTTCTTTTACGATATCTGCGACTTTTAATAGGCATTATAGTATATCTAAATATATTTTATTTTTATTCAATTTTATAATTTATTCGTTAAATTACTTAAAAATAAAATATTTAGGAATATTATAAAGGATGTCTGTAAAAGAAAAACCACCTGACGACTTTTTCAAAGGAATTAAACTTTCCTTGAAAAGTGTCTTGAAACATCCTGATATAAATACACCGAAAATAACGAATGCTGTTATTCTTTGTAATAAAATAGTAATTAATGTTTTACTTTTTATGAAATTATATTTATTGAATTACTATGAAACAAATAAAACTTTACCAGTTATAGATAAGGTATTTGTGAATTCGTGTATGAAAATTATGTGTAATGAAAAACCACAAGGAAGACCTGCGAAGAAAGAAATTAAAGAACTCAAAGATAATTTAACCGCATTTTACAAAACTGATTTTGAACCACTTATCCAAAAAGATACACTTGAATATACACATATGAATACTATTTTAGATTATTTAACAATTGATATTCTTACGATGTATGAGAATAACATTAAAAATCATTTTGTTGAATATGTAGAACGATATGTAAATGTGGTTTGGAAAAAGAAATTTATTATAAGTAAAATAAGAAAAATGAATATTACCAAAAAAGCAAAAGATGCAAAAATAAACAAATTATGTAATCAGTTAAGAAAAATCAAAAATGATTTATTAAATGTAGAAACAACACAATACAAATCCCATATTTCGTATCATTCATGGATTAATCAACAAAAACAATTCATTACACCAAATAAAACATTCAAGAAAAATTTATATTATGATTTAATGTGTAGTCCTATGGATTATTTCCCTTGTATGATTAAAATGATGAAACAAGTAGAAAAAGAAGAACAAACAATTTGTAATGTATTCCCTATGCGTAATGAAATTATACCAAAACACATAAGATTAGATACAACTACATTAGTGCATCTTCTTATGACGAAAAAACAAGGAAACAAAAGTGATTATTTAACAGAAGGAAATTTGAAACGAAATGAAAATAAAATTTGGGAATTCTTTTTTAGAACTGAAAGAAAATGTTTCCATAAAAAACATTATGAATTTCACCATATGATAGAAACAGATGGAATTAGTTGTTCTTTGTTATTATTACGAAAGGACTTAATTGGAAAGAAACTACCTATGATGAAAAAAGGAATAAATAATGAAGAATATATTGATGAAGTAAAAGATTATTCACAACTACAAAATAAAAAGATTGTATCCATAGACCCAGGAAAATGTGATTTAATTTTTTGTGTAGATGCCGATAATAAAGAAGCAAATAAGTTTAGATATTCACAAGACCAACGAAGAAAAGAAACCAAGAAAAAGAAGTTTTCCAAGATACAATTACAAATGAAAAAGGAAAAAATAAATGGAAAAACAATAATAGAATGGGAAACTGAATTATCAAAATTAAATCGTAAATCACTTAACATAACAAAATTTAAGGAATATATACAAAAGAAGAGTGAAATAAATGGTATGTTATTCAAGTTTTATGAAAAACACATTTTTAGAAAATTACGATTACAGAGTTATAGAAATACAAAGAAAAGCGAACAAAAAATGTTAAATAATTTTAAACGAATTTTTGGTAATGAAAAAGAAGTAGTAGTTTGTTTTGGAGATTACGAACAGAAACAACAAATGAAATACAAGGAGGCAACCAAAGGAAAAGGAATGCGAACACTTTTTAGAAAAGCAGGTTTTCAAACTTATTTGGTTGATGAATTTAGAACCAGTTGTAGATGTTCCAAATGTGAAATAGGTATTTGTGCAAAGAATATGGTAATGGAAAATCCAAGACCATACAAAACAGGAAACATTATCGTCCATGGACTGATTTGTTGTAAGAACGGATGCGGTTATTGGAATAGAGATGTGAATGGTGCTACAAATATTTATAAAATTGCTTATAATGCGATAAATAATAAAGAAAGACCAAATTATTTATCAAGAAGCAATAACTTATCAGGGTTTTTAGAAGAATTCCCAAAATCAAAATTTACATGCCTTGAAATAGGCAAACCTTGAAGTTTCCTTTCATTTTATACAGAAAGGTGCGGTTTTAAATCTTCAAGGGTGTAAATAATTCAGATATAATTATAGATTATAGTAATGCCAATATTTATAATGTTGAAAGTTGTTCAAAATATGATTCTTTTTCAAGAAAGCACATATATATATCTTCGTCTATTTATAAACCATATTTTATAAAAGAAAATAGAAATATAATAACATTAACTACCTTTATTAATATAAATAATCCTAGAAGATTAAAACTATTAAAAAATATTTGTGATGAAAAAATAAAACATACAAATATTAATAACTGCTTTAAAGAAAACGTTATGCAATACATATTAAAAAATACTAAGATTCTTATAAATATTCACCAAACACCTTATCATCATACTCTTGAAGAACTAAGAGTATTGCCTGCATTAGAGTGTGGTGTGATTGTTATTTCTGAAAAATCTCCACTAATTGAAATTATACCTTATAGCAATTTAATTATTTGGACAAGTTATGATGATATAATTGAAAAAACTAAAGAAGTTATCAATAATTATGATTCTTTTCATGATAAAATATTTTCAACAGAAAATATATATACAATTTATAATCTTAAAAAAAGAAATTATCATGTTTTACAAAATATGATTTTAGAAAAATCTTCATTTGTGTAAAGGTGTAAGAATATATAATACATAATATATTATATATTTATATATTTATTTATAAATTTGAAGATATTATCCAATAAGTTATGCCGTTGTATTACACTTTGCACATCAAATATGCGAAGGTGTAAAAAACGCAGTAAATAGTTGGTGCCTTTTTTTCAGTTATTTTTGCATGACCAAATAAATACCTATGCAAGTAAGAATAATTCCGAACATCTGTTTCCAAGTATATTTTTCACCAAACATAAATACACCTACTACAATGAGAACGATGATTGAGCCGGTTTTCAAAAGTATATTATTAATAAGCGGTGTATTATGATTCTTATCTAATTCATAAAGAAGGAGAGAAGATACTACCAATAAAAAAGAAATAATAAAAATACACGCAAAATGTGAATGTTTTAGTTTTTGATAATTAGAAATCATTTCTTTGGTCGATTGTTTCGTTTCGAAAAACAAAAAAACAATAATCATCAAGATAAAAACGAAAAAAGTACTTAAATAGAAATATTCACGTGGATTCAATGTATTCAATACGTGTTTTCTAAAATAGGGGTTCATTGATTTCAAAAAAGTAGTTCCAAGTAAGTAATTATACATTGATTGGATGATTTGAAAAAGAGTTACTAAGAATATATAATAGGTCAATATTATATCTTCAAAAAAATCTAAAAAACTTTAGTAAATTGTACATATTATATAAATTATATATTTATATAAAATAGATAATGTCCGATTTAAAAAATACACAAGTAATGAATGTCAATCCAAATGTAAATATCAATGTTTTAAACGCACAAGAAAAAGTAGAATGCCCTTCTGAAATCCATAAACAAACCAATGAACGAATTTATAATCGTAATATTCCTTCTCAAATGTTACAACCATACATTGATGTCCGTCCCGTAATGACAAAATATTCTTATTTACCAATTGTTGACCCTCGTAAAGAAGTAAATACTCGTCTTATTCAAACCCCTACCTATAATGTTCATGAAGTATTTAATCCTGGAAATACCCAATCTCCTTGGGCTGGTTTTGCTTCCAATGTAAATACCGAAAGTGTATTAAGAAATCAAGTATTTGCTTTACAAAAATGTAGTCAATCCGTTTATGTACCTGATAGTAATAGTGATTTATACCACGTTGCTTTTCACCCCAAACCGGTGCCTTATCCAGATTCATTATTATTTCAACAAGAGAAATTCTGTTCTTTCAATCCAAATCCGAATCCAAAGGAAATTGGTTACGCAACCTTTCACAATTCTACAAGAGTACAAGTTCGTAATATGACCGATCCATCTGCCTAATTGGTGAATTCTTCAAAGGTATAAAATGTGACATGCCTCTTTAGAGGCGTCTCCATTCAAGTCATTTATCGGTAACAGTTGCCTTTTTACATTTACAATGGGGAGCATAAAAGCGTACCATTGTAAATGTAAAAGTGTGTATATATTTATAAAATATCAAATATATAAATGTCGAATCTTGATATTATTGATAATATTAATGTTAAAGATAACGTCAAATCCAATACTAAGAAAAAAGAAAAAAAAGAGACAAAAGAGAGAAAAGAGAGAAAAGAGAAAAAGTTAGAATTCGAAAAAATAGAAGAAACAAATAAAAATTTGGAAGAAGACAACGATATTATAAACAAATCAAATCAAATCGTACAAGATATTACGATTGAATATTTATTAAGCGGTTCGTTGAATAAAATGAATCATTCCATTTCAAAACCTACTCCTTTCAAAAATAAAAAATTCTATCGAAAAAGGTTGATTCAATTGACCAAAGATTTATTAAATGAAGAGGAAAGTCAAGAAAACCCAGTTTACCATCCAGATATTTATCGTTCCTTTTATAAATATATCAATACGAGTATTGACTATTTTCAAACCATTGACCGAAACGATATTATTCAGGAAGATTATAAAGATTTAGAAGAAGGAGAAGGAGAAGAAGATTTATTTCCTGAATTCAACGATGATTTAGAATATCATGGAACAATGGAACAAGCCAATAAACAAATGATGCGTCAAATTAATATGAAAAATTATACCTTGGACGGATTGGTCAAACGCACCGTGATTAAAAAAGAAGAACCGATTTTACCGAAAAAGAAAAAAATCAATTTAAAAGATCCAGAATTAAAGAATAAAGGAGTTGGTAAAAAGAATAATATCACGAATAATTAGGAAGACTTCATTCATGAAAACCAAAACCATTCGAAGGAGAGAAAAAAGAGGGTTACAAGAAAGAAAAACAAGAAAAAGAAAAAGAAAAATCGGAATCATTCCCCTCGAAAAAGTGAATTGTAGTCCCAAAGATAAAAAAGAATTGAATGATTTTACTTGTTACAAAAACAAAGATTTACATAAAATGCGTAATTTATGGAATGCGCGTCATCCAGACCATCTAATCAAAACGAATTCTCCTTTAGAAATTCACAATCAACTTGCCCTGTTTATGAAAGATACATGTAACAAAGAATCGTGTTGGTTAAAACAAAATTTTATTCAAGAAAGCGGTTTAAAAAAAGAAATTGCAGATTCGTTTGCACCAACCGCTCCAAAAGAATGGAAGAAAAATCCGAATGAATGGTTGTCAAGTGTAGATATTCATAAAGTAATGAAACAATACGAAAAAGCATACAAATGTTTTGATTTTATCGGTCCATCTCCTATTGATTTTGACGTAAAAAAAATGTACGGGGATTGTGTTTGGGAAGAATTATGTCATTTCAATCTACAAAAAGAAATAGATAAAGGAAAATTCAAAATTGGCATGGTTTTCAATACCGACCCGCATTATAAACCAGGGAGTCATTGGATTAGTTTATTTGTCAATATAAAAAAGGGGCAAATTTTCTTTTTTGATAGTGGCGGAGATAAAGCACCAAAAGAAATTATTAAGTTAGTTGACCGTATCATTCAACAAGGGAGAGAATTAAAAAAACCGATCCATTTTAAATTCGACGAAAATTATCCGATTGAACATCAATATGGGAATACAGAATGCGGTGTTTATTCTCTCTTTTTTGTTGTTCATATGTTGGTAGACAAAGTAACTGCTCAATATTTAAAAACACATCGTATATCAGACAAAGCGATTGAAAAATATCGAAAAGTATTTTTTAATGATGGGTTGTAAAACTTTTTATTTTATATAAAATAATAAATATAAACATATTCTTATATTTATTATATTTATTATCTAAGATCGATAAAGAATGACTGATTTTTTAAAAGAAAACAATGTACGATTATTATGGGAGGTCTTAATGGATGCGGATATTCTACGTTCCAAACCCAAAGAATTCATTGAATACATTCTAGAAATTTTTCAAAAAAATCTAGTTCCTTTTTACGAAAACGAGAGAAAGATAACACAACAGACCTTGGTAACCTTCAATAAAAAATATATTTCTTTTATGATGGACATAATTCTTCAAGTGGATCTAAATAGTAAAAATACGAATAAACCAAAAAATCCGATAAATTCACAAAAAAAAGACTTGATTACCTATGAAGAAATCCAAGAAGAGAGAAAATCCGTTTTTGAACGTGATTTCAATAAAAAACAAGAGGAATTTAAACAAGCGGTTACCTTACCTACCCCACCCGTACCTCAATTCGGCGATAAATTAGAAGAAGAAAAACCGCCTATCAGTGAATTGGAACGACGTATTCAACAAACAGTGAAGGAGAGAAATTTTGATTTGCTTTCGACCAATCATAATGTAAAAAACGCAAGTGATTGGTTGAATCCCCAAGAAACATCTGTGAAAAAAGAGAAAGGAATATCGAATTCGATGGAAAACAAAATAAAATATATTAAAATCGAAGAACCATTAGTCAAAGAAAATATTATTCAACCGATACAATTATATGGATTAGAAAGCAAACATATTCAATGGAGTGAAAATCTAGAAGAATCTTATTATATTCCAGATATAGAGACAAATAAAAAGACACCTACCGATGATATTTTCTCAAAATTAAAAATGATACCTTCATTTACAAGAGAAAATGCTAAGGAAACAAATTATTTATTGAAAGATGTAAGAATTCAACAATTAGAAGAGGAAGTGCAAACACTTTATCAAAAAATAGACGATATACGTTTAACCGTGGAAGAGATAAAAAATATGATTACACTAGATAAAATAAAAATTGAAAGTTGAGAAATAAAATAAAACAAAACAAAATAAAAATAATCTTCTAATTCATATTAATGAACCTTCTTTCTATTTTAGGATTCTTTTGTTTTATGAATCAAATATTTGTTATTAAAGCATCGGATGGAACAAGTTTACCAAAACCAAAGTCTTATATAAATCTAATAAAAATGAAAATACGTAATTCGATCTTGAAAAGACTTGTTCGAAGTGATTATAAAACCATTAAAAAAAATATTCTTCTTTTAACGGATTTTGCCAAAGAAAAAATAAGTAATACATACGAAGATTTTTTAGATAATTACTACCATTGTGTTCTTCATTACTATAGTGTGGATGAAAAGGACGTTTTTGTCATTGATAATTGTGTACAATTATTTTTATAAGATTATTTAGTTTCATTTTGTATTAAATATATTTAATCAAGATAGATATATTTAATAGATACGAGTGGGTTATGACAATCATTATTAAATTTTTTTCTTCTTTTTGCGATAGTAAACATTGTAAATTTACATATGAAAATAAATTATACCAAATAAGTAAACTCTTAAATTATGGTATCGATAAGGAAATATTTATTACCGATGAAGATAATTATACGCACGTTATTATTTTGAATACGGCAATGCCTATGTTAAAAGAAGGAATACCGAAAAAAAATGTCATTGGAATGGCTTTTGAACCAATCCCTTTTTTACATTTATCTCCTTCTTTTATTGAATACGCCCAAAAAAATATATCTAAATATTTTATTGGTGATAAACTTGATTTACCTCATCCTTTTATGGAAGGACAAAGTTTTATGTGGTATTCACCGTATATAGGTAGTAGTTACCAGTCACTTGAAATAGGTATAAAGAAAAAAAGAATGTCTATTATAATTAGTCAAAAAAGATATGCTCCTGGTCACGAATATCGTCATAAGTTAGTGGAAGTTATTTTATCATCCAATCTCCCCATTGATATTTACGGAAGAGGACATATTTATTATAAAAATAAAAAGGATGAACGAATAAAAGGAGAATTTAAACAGGATAGTTTAGAACCTTATGAAGAATATGATTTTCATATTGCGATTGAAAATTATCAATCCAATCATTATTTTTCAGAAAAAATAATTGAACCTTTACTTTGTAATACAACACCTATTTACCTTGGTTGTCATAACATCGAAACTTATTTCAAAAATCAAGTAATTTTTTTATCAGGAAGCGTAGAAAAGGATATACAACTCATTGAAGATATTTTAAAAAATCCAAATCGATATAAAAAAGACATTGATATGAAGAAGATTCAAAAGACAGTTGGACTGATTGAAAATATTGAAAATTTATTTTCATAACAGAATGGTTTTATTTATAGCACCAGACTCTTGAAAACTTTCTGACCCTTCTCATTGGTTTCTAAGGTCCCGACTTGTACAGGTTGAACGCCTTCGACTCTCAATGCTTCTTCGTAACTCGCCAAATCATAGATATTCATCAAGTTTTTATTCATACGTCGATAAACATAATCTTTATCTCCGATTCGAATGGGGAAACCTTCCCATTCGATTCTTCTTTTATTCGTTCTCAAGGTAATGTCATTCTGTTGGTCTTCAAAATTAGGGATATATGAGAATTTTTCTTTGCTTGGATCGCCGAAATTCACACATTGAACACCGGTTCCTTTGGATCCAGGAATATTCGAATATAAATAACAATCAAAGGCGGATTCTTTAATGGAATTGATTAATTGTGCGTTTAATTTCGCTTTAATTTCCGAAATTTCATATAAATATTCGTCACTGGTGAGCGGAACATTCGATATTTTACTTGTATCTTTACGTTTCAATTCAATGGCTTCGTCGCTTTTTAATTGGGTAGCAGTAAAAGTCATTAAATAAACAAATACTTCTACCGTTTGTAATTTATCAGGAAGATTTTTATGACTACAAATACGTCTTGCACGTCCAATGACTTGTTCCGATCTTACGGGGTGCCAATAAGGTTCCATAATATGGACGTAACGCGTATTTTTTAAATTAATACCCTCGGAACCGGAAGAAGTAATCATGAATACTTTGATGATTTCCCCAACATTGTTATTATTTGCAATATTACGCAACTTTTTTGTAATATTAGTCGGGACGTAATCCCAGTCTCCATTATAAATATTACGAATAATTTCTTTTTCTTCTGCGGTCTCCGTTCCAGTATAAAGGGCAAAAGTTGGTTTTCCCAGATCTTCGAATTTGATATCAATATCCCAAATACCGGATGTATTTTTTTTCAACTTGAATTCTGCAAAACCGTTTTGTTCAAGAACCAAACTAAAAATACCGAGGCCTTCCAAAGTACGAAATTGACTATAGACGAGATGAAGCCCTTCATATTCTGGGTCGGAAAGATTTTCCAAGATGGTAAGATATTTTGGACTATGTCGTTGAAGTGCTTCGGGGGTCAAGTATTCATTGGCATGTTCTTTGATATATTTTAAAAAGGATCGTTGTCTCTCTTCGTAGTCTTTTCCACCAAGTTCATTCAAAATTACATCGCCTTCAGTCTCCCCTTCATTCTCATTATCTAGATCGTCTTCTTGAGATTGTATTTTGGTGGCGGTTTTGAGTATTTTGTCTAAATTAAAAAATACACTCCTTTTTTTTTCTTGTCCTTCTTCTTCCTTTCCTTCTTCTTCCTTTCCTTCTTCTTCCTTTTCTTCTTCTTCCTTTTCTTCTTCTTCCTTTTCTTCTTCTTCCTTTTCTTCTTCTTCCTTTTCTTCTTCTTCCTTTTCTTTATCATCATCGACTTCGTCTTGTTGTTCGACTTGTAAAGCACCTCCGACCTTCTTTTCACTTTTTTCTTTTTGTTTTCTCTCTTTCTCCGCCTTTTTCTCTTCCTTTTCTTTTTGTTTTCTCTCTTTTTCTTGTTGTTTTTCTTCCTTCTCTCGTTGTTTTCGATCTTTCTCTAATTGCTTCTCTCTTTCCTTTTTCTCCTTTTCTTCTTGTTTGCGTTGTTTTTCGGCTAGTTTATCTTCTTTTTCCGCTTTTTTTATTTCTTTTTCTTGTTGTTTTAATTCCTGGATTTCTTCCAAAGTTTTCTCCATTTGTTCTCTTTCATCTTCGGCTTCTACTTCGGCAATATTTTCATCATTCGGTAAAGGACGGTTCTTAATGACAAAATTACAAAACAAACGAGAGAAAATACGATAGGTAGAAGCCTTGTCTTCGTAAAGGTCATCTTTTTGATTCGATTTTGGAGTAGGTTTTTCCATTTTTCTCTCTTCTCTCCTCGCATCTTCGTAGATTTTAAATTGGAAATCACTCATGGGGATTTTTACCACGTGATAATCCTTTCCTAAAACCTTATCGAATCTCGGCAACAACCCCTCTTGAGCGCTCTTAAAATAAGAAGATAATCCTAAAATACGACGTTTTAATGCATCTGCATTGATCAATTCATTGGTTTGACTATTAATATAACGCGCTTTAAATGCATCAAAATCATCAGGAAGCGCTTTTCGATTACGAATTTTAATACCCGTTTTTAAAACTTCGATTTCATTTCTTTTCAAGATACCACTAACCCGGCGTTCAAATTCGTCATCATTTAAAAAATCAGTTTCCATATGAAAACGGACGAGACCATTTTCGTCTTTTACATTATTGTAAACCCCTTGATAATCATTTCCATCTTTGGAATATTTATCTTTGAATCCAAAAGGATTTCGTGTAATGGTAAGAATTTTCGAAGAAGGCGAATAATCAATATAATCCATGGATTTCTCTGCTACAAGCATATCACGTAAAGCATCCCGATCGATTTTTCTCGTTGTTTTGATTTGAACAGGTATTTCCCACGTTTTGATGTATCCCCTCAAGATATTAAAGAGAATGCCAAATTCATTCGGATAATTGATAATGGGGGTTCCCGAGAGAAGAATAATACGCGCATCTTTGGCGGACATTAAATATTCATATAATTTCACAGCCAGATTTTTGGGTGCGCGTTCTTTCTCTCCGCGATGATCTTCGGCGATCGGTTTTTCCTTTTTCAATTTATTCACGATTCTGCTGATTAAATTATGGGCTTCATCAATAATAACCACACAATTATCGAATAAATTATGAGTAAATCCTTGTGTAAGTTCTTCCAAACGTTTCAATCGTAAACCGTTGTAATTAATAAAGGTATATTTTGCACGTATCATTTCATCCAATTGGTCTTCCAACGATTTCTTTTGTTCACTGGTTAAATCATTGTAGTTGGCCGGGTTTTTTACATTGACAAACCAGGCACCTTTTTGTCTTCGAATGTAATCCGCCGATAAATTCAATACGGTAGTCAAGGTTTTCAAGGCTTCAGGATAGGCTTCGAGAGAAATCCATTCCCAGAACTGATTTTTCTTATAGATTTGATCCCCGAATTTTTTAATTTCTTCCATATAGTTACGGCGTAAAGAGGCAGGTGTCATTACAATGACACGTTTTCTCTCTTTCATTCCTTCGGCAATGGCAATACTACTTGCGGTTTTTCCACTTCCAAGACCGTGATATAAAAGAAGGCCGCGATAAGGGGTATATAAATTAATATAATCACGTACAACTTTTTGATGGATTAAAAGTTGATTCATCGTATCTTCAGCATCTTGACCAATGTTATCACATGAAATATTTTTGGTAGTATCCAAGACTTCTCGTCGATAAGGTTCAAAGAGAGAATTGATGAAGTTGATGAAAAATTCGCGATTGTTCATATAATAACTGGAAACTTTGATGATGACGGGAGGCGATTTTTTGGCGAGACGGTCTTCGATTTTCGTATTACCGATTTCAACAAGAATTTCGGGACCTAAAACAGCGGTACCCTTTTCGATACGCTGGGTTTTTCTTTGATTGGTTTCGGCGATGATTTGGATGGGTTCTTCTTCCTGTATCTTTATCTCTTCTTGTTTCTCTTTTTCTTCTTCCCCCATTAAAACCAGTCTTTTTTTCCTTTGGATTGGTTGTCTTTGTTCCACTTGTTGCTCTTCTCTTGGTTCCAGTTCACCTTGTGGAAGAATGTTTTTTTGTACCGATACTTTGTTTATGTCTCTCTCCATCCTTTTTTTCATGAATGCCTCTCGATCATACCCTTTATCCCGTTCATCGACAATGAGGGTTCTAGATTCATTGTTTCTTTTACCAGGAATCATTATTTGTACTTTTTGGAATGGTTCTATTTTCGGTTTTAATTTTAATTGTTCCAAGAGATGATTCATTCTTTTGTTTCTATATTTTCAATAGATATAAAAGTTTTATTTTTTTACTCCTTTTATTCTAAATAATAAAATATAAGTAAAATATAGGTAAAATAGAATGAATAAAAGACAAAGAGAAGAAATAGATGAAAGAGATGAAAGTGAAGAAATAGATGAAAAAAAAGAATTTATTCATTTATTAATTCATTTAGAAAATGAATTAGATCAATTTATCATGTTTTCTACCGAGAGTAATTTCGATTATTTATCTTTTTTAACCAATTCCATAAATATGAATACAATGACCAATATACTCATGGAACCTTTTCTTGTAAATAATCAAGTAGATGTAACAAACTTTAACTTTAATGAAAATGATCGATTTAATATGATTAAAAATAAAGGTCATGCTATGAAAATGCAAAGAGTTAATGGAGGCGGATCCAATCAAGAATATAATGAAGAATGTAATGGAAATATGATATACAAGGAGAACCTAGGGATTACGGATAAAAACGTGGAAAACCCATTTTATCAAAATTTTCTCGATTTATCCAGATTTAAAACGGAAGAAGAACGTGACCACGATTTCAAAGGAGAGAATGGTTTTAGTCCTGATGTAAAAAAAAACTTACAGATTGCTTATGAAAAAATTCTAACTGAGATGCATCGTTCAGTTCCAGAAAATAGGTTAAAACAATTATTTGAAAATTTATCGGCGTCTTCTCCATTAGGAGAGAAAGAATGGAATTATTATAAATCGATTTTACAATACATTGATAAAGAATGTGGAAATTTGAATAAACTTACCATTGTAAAATATTGTAATGAAGATTCTTTTACACCTTTGCACATTTAAAACGCCCAGTTTAACGGCATAAAAAAATAAAAAAATGTAAAATCAATAGTAGGAATTTCACCTACGATGGTCTAACTTTTTCCTGTTCTTCTTTTTTATTGGAACAGGTGAAAGACGAAATTTGGAAACATAATGGTCGTTCTTGGGTTTCTATCCAACAATTTGTTAATTTCATTATGTTGATTGCGGAATTCGCATCTCGGGTTCTAAATACGGTTTGTTTGACTTCTTGTCTCACGCAGTTAGAACATATTAAAAGACGGAATTGATTATTTCCCTTGTTGTTTTTGTAATAGGCTAAATCGTTATTACATTCACAACATTTCTTACTTGTATTACATTCATTTATAGTTATGGTATCATATCTTCTATGGATTAATTTCCTTAAACCTTTATTCATCGTAGGCATAAAATGTTTCATTTGGGTTGACCTACTCCAATTTCCATAACCAATCAGGATATTTTCACCAAATGTTTCCTTTATTTTATTCAAGAATGTATCTATGGATTTCTTACTATAAGAGTATTGCCTGAATTTCATTTTACGCCATACTTCTCGTTTATAAAATTCAGATGTTTCCTTGTTTAGTTTATCCTTTTCTACAAGATACAATTTGAATTTTTCATAATCAACTGATTTGCTATTTTGAAACGATAATTGGGTTTCTTTTTCAATAATTCCCTTTCGTTTCTTTTCCTCTAATAAAATTCGTTGGTTTGTTTTTGCTTTACTTTCTCGTTTTCTTTGTGGTGCTGTATATTGTAGTTTATTTCCGTTTTTATCCATCATATAAACCAATGAACGCTTACCTGGATCACAACCAACAATATTTCTTTCTTTCAAAGTATCTAATTGTTCTTTGGATAAATCTTCTATTGTATGAAATTCTTGTTCTTGTAAAACAGGAACTCTTGAACCCCATTTTTTATCTTTCAAATCTTTACGAATGAATAGTAGGCAACAGGATATTCCATCGCTTTGAATTTGGTGATGAAACTGATAATGTGTATTCTTGAAAATTATATTTTTCATATTCAAGAAATTACCCCATACTTCATTTTGGTTCTCTTTCACACTACTTAATAATTCACCCTTTTTGGTTTTATTTCCTTCTTTATCCTTTTCAGGTGAAAATAAATTTATCAAACTCGCTGTATCAATA